TAATTTTTATAAAAGAGTTACCGTTATTCCATATTAAGCCGGCTTCTAAATCTCCCCATAACACTAAGTTATCGCTTGTATATGGTGCAGGACCATATCTAGTTGCCCACCATGTAGGTTGATTTGCTAAACCTAACATTTCCCATGGAGTTTCATTTGGGGTACTAGTGTCATAAAAATATAAATATGCACCCCTAAAATAACCTTGTTCAATAGGTTGATTATTTATTTTATTACCACTATTTTGATAATTATATGTGAATTGATTATTCTTTCCATAAAATTGTGTTTTATAATCAATTCTATTTTGCCCTACCCAATTTAAAAATAACTCAGAATATATTTGCAAAAATTCATCATATGAATAATCAGTTTGTCTAAAGAAACCTGGAATTACTACTCCTTGGTATGACCCTGCAGGAACAGTCTCACTTAATTTTAAATTATTGTAAACACGAATTTCATATTCAAGTAATACCTGATCTCTAAAATCACTTAAAGTATTTGTAGTAGAATCATACGTTCCATATAGTTTATTGAATGATCCATCGTGACCTACAATAAAATATGTTTCAGGACTATATGATGTATCCAAAGTTACATTAGGAATTGTTGCAGGGTATAAACCTAATTTAGTAGGAGTATTTGGAACATAACTACCATAGGTTTGATTATATTCTTTAATTATAATTTGATCATTTGCCTGTAAATCTAATGTAACAGTCAATGACGGACTGTCAGTACTAATTGTATAATCGGTGTCTTTAATTAGTTGTGTTTGTAATCCGTTGCGTATTAAATAAACTAAAATACCATTATAATTTGCAGTTGTAAAATTATAAATATGACTTAATGGATATACACTTATATCTAATGTGTTTGCAAAACTATATGTATTAGTGATATACGGTGCTTTTGATGGCAGCATATCACTCCAAAAGAATGGTTGAGAATCTATATATGCTGCATTTATTTGATCTAATGCATCATCTAACATTTGTGACGGGGTTAATATTCTAGTATAATCAGAATTATTAACTGTATAAATCAATAGTGTTTTAAATGTAATGTATTGTCTACTATTATATAATACTGATTCAAATAAATTATGACTTTGATTTCTTAAAAACGTACCCGGCAATACTAATGAAGCACTATTTTGAATTATTCTATTTCCCCACGGAACCAAATTGCCTAAATCACGGTAATTATTTGGACCAAATACTTGTCCAGTTGTGTTTGGATTATTGTAAAAAATACTTTGATATTGACCACGAATATCACCTATATTAGCAGTAATAAGTGATTGATTCAATGGATTATTATTTAAATTGATAGGCGTTTGAAAGTAAGCGGTTTTACTAACTTGATCACTTAATATTAAAATCTGTACAGTAGTTTCAACTGTTGGAATATTTACAATATTAATTGTAGTTGTAGTATCTGTTACAATAAATGACCATTGATCTTTAGGTAAATATACATTATTAACATAAACTTGTATTAAAGGCCAATTCGTTGGAGTATTAATAATTGGAGCAACATCACATATAAAGTCAACATTATTATTAGTATTATAGTTAAAGTCAAAAACCTGATATTGTACGCTAGGGGATACTGCGGTTTGCCAACCTAATTGACGAATTATCTTTGTAGATAACTCATAATTATAAACATACCCTACATTAACATTTTCAGTTACTGAATTTATTCCATCTACATATGTAAAAGTGTCAGAATTTAATGTCACATCAAAACTTATATCACCTACATTGTCTACTGAACTATATCGCAACGGGAATCCAAGTACAGTATCATTTGATCCTGAACCAATCCCATATGCAAATAATGTAGAACCTTCAAATGAAGTACCTACATAAACTGCGCGGTCTCCTAAACTTATACCATTACTATCATATATATCAAATTTAGGAGATTGTTGAAGTTGAGTTTTTTGTTGACCTTCATACCAATTTTCTCCGTCAAAGAAAAAATCTTTACCTGTATAGTTATAACCTCTATATACTGCTGTTTGTTCGTCGGGTAAAACTAAACCATCTGGCGCTTCGGTAAGTGTAATAACTGGAGTACTACCTGAATCTATCATAGAAAAATGTGAAACATAAATTTTATTTTTAACATTTTTGTCATTATCTATGGCAAATACTATTCTTGCTCCATCAAAAAGAGCATAATTATCCAATGGGGTATCTGCTGTAACTACTGAAGCAACTGAGGTTCCATTAATTATTGATTGATCATACCAAGATACTGTAATTATTGTATTTGTACTCACTACGTTGACCGCAGAAATAAAAGTAATAGTTGGTAATACATTTGTAGAATCTGTAATATATTGACCTACAGTAAATGATCCAAAAACATCAGAAGTAGGTACTGTAATAGTAGTGCTATATGGATAGCAAGATGCAGTCATTGTTCCAACCGCAGTGCTTAAGGTTACAACTGCTCCTTGTTTTGAAGCTGAGATTAAAATTTCATTAGAATTTATAATTTCAAGAATATAATATTCATTAGCAGAATTTGTAGGATCCGTGCTTATTCCACCAAACGCAGTACCGGTAAATGTAATTGTATCATTAATATGTAATCCAATTGTATTATTTAAATATACACGATTTGATAATGCAGTTGTTGCTGTTGCTGTTTTTATAATTGGCCCGGTTACCGGTGCAATAACTGCTTGAGGATTAGTTGAATTAGTATATCCTGCTGGATCTGGGTAATAACTTGTTTGTCCAGCAACATACGAAAATGCATCCGTTGTTCTTTTGTCAATAAAATCAATAGGATCTTTACCTACTGCTCCTGAATTAAATAATTTTAGATTAGGATAAAATTCAATAATAGGACGTTTTGCTTTATTTCCTAATTGTGTGTATTCTGTAAGTAATGCCGGATTGTTATTGTACGTTGCAGATGCTGTAATAACATCTATATGGAACCAGCGATTGCTCCTTGCCCAAGGATTTCTATTAATTGAATTTCTAGCAATTGTAATATAGTCGGGTTCTACCGGAATATATAAACTTGAATCATAGTTTCCAACATCATATGCGGTAGTGTCAAATGGTATATATTCATTTTGTGAGAATAAACCGGGAGATATAAGAGTAGTTACCGGTATTAATTCAATTGCAGTTCCCACTCCTTCAACATAATATTCAACATTATTATAACTTTCTGGATAAATATCACCCTGAAATAAAACTTTTAATCCATTAGTAAATACTACACCATTTTTTGCAGTATAATTTGGTTTACCTAAAATGTCAGTTAATATGTTTATCTGATTTAGAACATTATTTTCAATTAAATTAATAGTCCCAACTCGTCCGGGAATGGTTCCATCTTGATAATATAACGTATTTAATATAGCACTATTATAAGGTTCTATTGTTATCACACCTATGCTACTTCTATAGAAGTTTTTGTTTACCCAAGTAATTCCTGATACCGCAGTTATCTTTTGATTTGTTGGAATTGGTCCAGCAACTGATAATTGAATCTGTGGATTATCCCGTGATCCTAATAATGATATTGTATAAAAAGTTGAAGAAACTTCTGTGTAAAAACCACCTTCATAATTGTTATTAAAAATATCCGACCCGGGATAATCAGTAGCTGCATCGTACGGTACACCACCGGCTTGATCATATAATGTTTGATCATAAAACTTATCTATATAACCGGTTTCCTCTGGTACTCCGGTATTATAAAACATGACAGTTAAACCTTCTAATGCAGTTATCCCGTCAATACCACCTATGGCATTTACAAATGCACCGTTTATTTGATCAAACGGTAGTGTAGAGACAACATTTACTTTATTATCACCCGGGTGAAAAAAATCACTTAATGAATTTTTTTGCGGTACAGTGAAATATATTTCACCTTTTTTGGCTCCGTTGTTTACAACCCCGTAAACATCACGTGTTTGCACGTGTGCTGAATTATATCCAGTAACTCCCGGTACCCCTTGAATCCAAAATTGAGTATCTTGGTTTACCCTAAAGGTATATGTTCCACCTCTTAATAATGTTAATGTTGGATTAGCACTAGCTGTAGTTTGAGTTTCTGAAGAAACCAAATAAGAATCTGCTGCGGATTGAACTGTAAAATTCTCAGAATTATATACTATGTCAGATGCTACTACTACTCGTTCTGGACCGGATGGCAACCAATAATATTGATTAAAGTTTATTATTGGATCTAAGTTGGTAAATGAATCCCATGAATAAAATTGACTATTGAATAATCTATTATTATTATTAGTTAACCCACCTTGACTATTTAAAGCATCAATTATCCCCGGGTAACTTATAAAATCTTTTGCAGTACTATCATTTTCTTTTAAGAAAATAACACCAGGTTCTAATTGATAATCAGTTCTTGTTTTTGTAGGTTCTGTAACATAGTAATCATTTGGATTAACACCGTATCCAAATCTACTACCAACATAACCTTGAATTTTTTTAATGTTGGGTTCGGCAACTAGTTGATCAAGGGTAGCCGCTAAAAATTGGGCATTGGTTGTGGTTTTGAATATTTCTGGGAGAAAATCTAATGTTCTAATTCTTGTTGCCATTTTATTAATCTTTATATATTACTTATGCTATCTGCAATTCGGCTGGGGTGAGTGCTGCTATTACAAGTACGTCATTTGACGTTGCTGCATTAACAAATATTTCATATGGTAAACATTTTATTTCATATAAATCTCCAAAATGCATTGATGGGTCATTTGGTACTAGTACACAAGAACTTACTAGTTCTCCTATATTAGAGTGAATGTATGCGCTTAATTCACTAAAATAAAAGGTGTCTCCAAAATTCCAATTATTAATATTAAAATAACTATTCATTTGTGTTAATACTGCGCTGCGGATTTCACTATCACTTGCATTTGTATTGCTATTTTTAATAACCTTAATAGTTGCTCTTAATGCGGATGCAGCCTTAGGTCCAAACAACGGTTTGAATACCACACTGTTTAATATTGCACTATCGGTTAACATTTTATAATCTTGTATCTTACTGTATTCATTACTTAATGCATTAATAGTAGGTCTTTGTGGCATTGGAACTGTTCCGGTTGTGTCTTGTATCCAATTTTGATATGCAGTATAATATGCCTGAGTCACTACATACAAATCAATAATATTAGTTGTTGCCGGATCAATGCGAGTGGTATTATTACTATTATGACGATATTGAAATTGCAATCCTTGACGTCCGGGTTTCATACTATATTGAGGTTGATTAACTAAAGTAAAATAAGGGGTTATCACAGTTGGATCTTGAACAGTAATATAAAAAACTTTATCATTATAAGCATAGAATAATTGTCCCACTGGGTATTCATATTTTATAATTTCAATTTGAGTTTTAGTTGAATATTGGTATGATAAACTAGATGATGCAATTAATTCTTCACGTGTTAAATTAACTGCATCTTGTATAGTTTCAAAAAATGTATATATCCCAATGTTAGAACTACCCGTAACATAACCTGTAATCTCATTAAAAAAATCAGGATTACTTATAATATTTTTATTATTAACATCAATACTAGCAACTTCTACTTCAAAATCATTTATATATCCGTCACTCTCTACAGTTTGCCCAATAATACTAGACGTTATTGGTTGACTTAATGCATAATTAGAAGTTGGTTGTGTATTAGTTTCTAATATTTTTACAAAATCTTGAAGTATTATTCCTGAAAAAGGATCATAGACTAATTTACCAGAATCATATGTAAATCTAGTATCTGCTACGCTACCAAAATAGTATGCCAAAGAACGATAGGAAACAACATATCTATTATACCCGACACTTTCAAAATTAACAAAATAATTACTTGTATCATAAACATCAACACTCCAGCGAAGTTGATTGATAGTTAATGAATTATTAAATACCAAAGAAAAGTTTTGTTGTAAATCTAATCTAACAATACATTCTTGTATAACACTATTAGGCAATGTGTTACTGAATGCAGGTAGAACCGTTGTTAATATTGCTCCTGCTGGTATATATCCATTTAAAGTTATTGGTCCAGATCCATTTGCAAATTGTCCCAATCCATTATTAAATCCATCACCTATAACATTTAGTGCGGTAGTCCAAATATATGTTATATCTGATGGAGTAGGGATACCACTAACTAATCTATTATTACTATCAAAATAATATCCTGTCGGAGCCACAAATTTAAGTAAGGCTCCTGGTGTTATGTATTTTGCATTATAAGTAGAATATGTTCCTACAGGTACTGGGTTAGCCGCACCATTGATAATGTTATAAAAATAACCAGTTAAACTATTTGCATCTACTGTACTAGTTTGCCAAAATAATGTTCCATCACCGGAAGCAGCATTAATTGAATATCTAGTAAAGTTTTGAGTATAATATTGTACGGTTCTATTATCAGTTAATACAGCAGCTAAGGTATCAGTTAAAAATGTAATTATATCGCCGGTGCTATTTATAGTTAACATAGAATAACCATTTGTATTATCTAACCAAATACCCCCGTCATTTGCATAAACATTTGTACTACTATATTTTCCAGTTGGATCAAGTAAATCTAAATTTTTACTTACACCTACACTACTACGATTAATTGCCTTACTTTTAATTATTGAACTATACAATGTATATGGGAAGTTGGTATAATCTTCTCCATTAACCATACGATTTTGAGTATAGTAACGACTTGGGGCACGTTGTTTAATGTCAGCCAAACTTTCACGAACTTGTGCATTTGACACTGGTATTTGCAAAGATAAACCAATTGTTAATGTTTCAATGCGACCAACTCTATTTACATAATTAATTGATACTGAAAGACCTTGCATTTCAGTAGGTTGAATCGTATATGTTAGTGCATTACCTGCACGAACATATGATCTAAATGTACCAACTGGTATTTGACTAAAAACCCCGTCACCAAATATATAACTTACTTGATCATTGAATCTGCTATTTACCGAATATATTTGTTTGACTGAATTTTCAGTTTGTAAATATGCGTCAGCATATATATTATCCACTTTCTTCCATAAGCCAAATGTACCATTTGATTGACTAATTTGATACAACCAAGTATCTGTATTATTGACCCCTTGAATATCACCTATATCGATTAATTGATTTGAAATTTGATTTTGTAACGTAAAATCAAAATTTGTTAATGAACCCTGCTTGAAGTAAAAGAAGAATCCAGTATTTGGGCTACCGTAACCTAATTTATCATTGCGATATAACATATTGAATTGATTAGTAGGTCCAGGTGGTAATTCGTAAACATAATTTTCACCGACTGTAGAAACACTGCATAATTCAAAATTCATATTCAAACCGTTAACTACAGTTGAGAACGGTACTGCTGGTATTGTTCCGGCTGGGATTTGTAAGGTATATTCGTCTGTTTTTACACCAAGAATTTGTGCTGTGTTAGCAGGTAGCCCAACACGTTGCGTATTGATTAATGCAGCATTAATAATAGTATTATATTGTTCTAACCAATTTGGGTTGGCAGGATCATTCCACAAGACAGGCGTATTACTTAGATTAAATCCATTTAAATCCGTAATATTTTGAGTAGTACGAATACTAGTTACTTTTAAATATCCTTCTGCTGCTAAATTTCTTTTAGGCGTATAACTTACTAAATTTGCTAATTTAATAACACTATCTCTACGTTCGGCGGTGTCTATAAAGTTTTCACGGGTATTTAAATCGTTACGAAAGGCAATACCTTGCCCCATAAAAGCCATAACATCAAGCAATGCTATAAATTCTGAACTTTCAATGTAATCATTAAAAGTTTCAGGATAATATAAACGCAGATAATCAATGAAACTTTTACGTAGGGTTTCATAATCATAACTTCTAAAGTCGGCTTGGTTAAAGGTTTGGTAAATGGCTTTCCAGTCATTTACTCCGAATAATGCTGATTGTCTGGTTGAGGTTGCCATAAGTTTTCTCTTTTAAGTATTTATCATACTTAATAACTTGGGTTTTTTAGGGTTAGCGTAGGATGGCAGTATTTGTAGCGTTGCTTAAAAACACACTCAAAAGATTTGCTTGATTGAACGGGGATACAGCTATTTCAACTTCTAACAGTATTCCGTTTTCCTGAGGATATGCTCGGACAGTATTCAATAATATCCTAGGATCACTATTGGCTATTCTACGTATTTCATTTTCTAACTGAAATTGCACATCTGCTGTGTTTGGTTCAAACACAAAACTCCATAATGTAGTCCCGTAACTTGGTTGTCCTACTTTTTGACCTTGTTGAATGTTCAATGCGTTTACAAAATCTTGTATTACTAACGGAGTATCTACTAATCCATATTGATTTCCTACATTGTACGGAGTAACGGCAGAACCGGTTCCTGCTGCAGGACCTGTTTGAAGGTTTGTAGAACGCGGTATTCCTGCATTTTGAGTAGAAAATCCTTTGTAAGCAACCATAATTTATCCTAATAATATATTTATACTTTGTTTCTAGCGGCAGCACTAGTTTCATTAAATGCTGCTTGCCCTTCAGATTGTTGCAATTGATTAACTTCCTCTCGGATTACGTTGAGTTTAGCTTCTTCACCTTTCCACCAAGCAGTATATGCTGCAATCTTTGCATTAACTTCTAATTTTGCTGCTGTTCTTGTTGGATCGCCGTCTGGAAGACTGTCCCTAATTTTTTCATATTTAGCTCTCTCAATCATTATTGCGTCTGTTCGTGCAATCTTTTCTTCATCATATGCTATTTTCTTAGTAATAAATTCTAAACGTTTTGCTTTTACATCAGCAGCAATTGATGATTGTACCGGAGGACTTGCAGTAAAGTTAGGAGCTGGAATTTTTTTATCACCTAGTAAACTAGTAACTTGTCCACTAACTTCACTTCTGTCAACGGTTGCTTCTGCTACAGTTGGCATTTTAACTGGAAACGGGCTTGCGGTGCTTATAGAATTCATACTCGCAGTTAATGATGCTGCTCCGGCCGCTGACAATCCAGTGGTTGCTAAAGATGATAAAGGTTGTTTTCCAGATTGAAGGCCTTTGGTCAGAGAATCTACTGAAGGAACTCCTGGAATACTAGGGAGTCCGGGTACACTAGGAATTTTTAATGATCCTGCAGGATTATTCAATGCTCCTGCAAGCGAAGAACCTGCACCAGTTAATGCACCACCGGATAATAATCCTGAAACTGAACTTGACCCAGCAGTTGCAGAACTTATACCATTCAATGCAGCACTTGATGCATTTTTAGTTATTGAATTTAGCCCACCCAAGGTGTCAGTAATTCCAGT